GTTTCCCTTTTCCTATTGTTTCTTTAGTAATCATACCATCACTTTCTAACATAGAAAAGAACATAGAAACAGTCTTTGTATTGCTATTAAATAGGTCTGCCCAAGTTCGTAAACTCTTTGCTGATTGACCTCTTTTAACTTCAAAAATAGTAAAGCCTAAATTAATTTTGTTTGATTTGTGATTGACTTCCATTAGCATTATTAGCCACCATTGAAACTTAACAGGGTCTGACCAAATCCAATGGTCTTTTAGTTTCCTGTGTACTTTAATCCATCCACTCATAAGCGTAAAAAAAAGAAACCCATCGGTAGAGAGTTTCGACAGGATTCAGGTTATTTAATAACCATTTGATAATATCTAACAAGCTCACTACTTCCTATTAGGTATCTTAATACATTGCAAATATACTACTTCTTTCGCAATTTAAAGTATTTATCCAGCTTTTTATTTAAAGAAGATAAAGGTACATTAAACTTTTCTGCATAATGCTTAATAGGTTTACCTTCAACTAAATACTCCTTTAAAAAGTCATTAAAAATAGCATTTGTTTCTAAAGTTACTTTCTTGGTTTTAAGGTGCTTTGTTCTTATTCCTTTGGCTCTTAAGACTTCTCTTATTCGCTTTTGGGATATGTTATACTTTTGGCTTAAATCCTCTATTGTAACATTCCCAGTTCTATATTCCTCTAAAAAATCCATATCGTATAATTTTAAAATACTAACGCTGCTCGTTAGCACTTGGGTGTTAATCTCTGCTAAAATTGTTAAACTTTCCCCTAATATTGCGCAGACACCTCTTATCTTTGGTGCAAAAAGAACGCTTGTAGCAGCAGTAATTTCATTTTAGAACGGCATTCCGTTATCTTCTTTGGTTTCAACTTTACCTTGTCCCCATACTACTTTACCATTTCCTAAATAAGTCTTAGGTGCTTTAGCAGTTCTCTCTTCAGGAGTTTGATTTAAGGTAACTGTTACATTATTACCAAACTTGTCGTTTTCGTCATTAATGGTAATACTAACATTAAGATACTTGTCTTTGATTAATTTTGTTTTGTCGATTTTTGTTACATCAATAGATGCGTTGATAATTGAAGCCATTTTTTTATAATTTAAAGGTTAATAATTCTTGTTCCTATTCTTGTTTGAATTTCTTGATCGTAATTTTGAAGCCAGGTTCTACAAAGTTCAATTCTTTCGATTATTTCTTGCTCAATAGATAAATCGCGTTTAAACTCATAAGAAACCCAGCGTTCAAAGTCTTCTAAATGCTTAAAGCTTATTTTTTTGCCGTAATTAGCTTCAGCAGGTGTATCACCTAAGTAATAAAATAAAGTAGCAAATTCCTTCTCACATAACATCATATAACCTCTTAATTGCCACTCGTAATCTGTGTTTAACTCTAAAGCAGCATCTAATAAAGTCTTGTGATTCCAAGAACATTTAGTATCTATTACTGAGTTCTCTAATACTACATCCGGTGTTCCAACCATCCATTCATTAGAATAAATATCTTCGTTTTTAAAGGCTCTAATATCGCCGTATAAAACTTTAGATGCAAATTCAATTGCCTCTTCTTCTAATAAAATTCCTTTAGTTAAATATTTAGATGTTATTTCTTCTGTATCACCTGAATACCATTCTTTAAGATAAGTAATACAAGTCTGTGGAAGTTCACCATCTTTTTTTAACTTCCCCATCAATTTTGACAGGGAAGAAGGTCTTGCTTTAAACTTTTTCATTCATTAAGGCTTTTAAAGTTTCTGCATCAATTTCATATTTCTCTTGGATCAAAGGTAAATTCCTTTTGTCTTTAAGATAAGCTGCTCTACACTTATCAAAAGTAACAGAGTTTAACTCTAATTTAGGTTTCTCTTCTTTGCCGTGAGTATTCGTTGCATCAGGATCTTTGGTATCGTCGATAAGGAATAAAGCATTAAGAGAATATTTCCGAGAATAACTGGCGCTCGCTCCGAACGACTGCGCAATATCCATACCTTTTCTGTTAGGGTCAATTCCCGCAGAAGCCGTTGAAATAAATTCTTTTCCATCTTTATCTATAAGTTTTACTGAACTTTCGCAGAAGATAATTCCTGCTTTCTCTTGGATCGTATCTGAAATAGTCATAACACATCCGTATTTTAATAACAAAGGCTTAACTGCTTCTAAAATATCTTCGGTTGAACGATACTTATACTTACCAAAAGAATTATATTGATTCTTAGGTGCTTTTAATTCAGATTGAATATTTAATAATGACATAATCTTGTTTTGGTTTTTAAAGATACAATTATTTGATTAAATTCAAGTAATTATTTTTAATTATTTGTTTAGCTAAATGGTGTTCGTATTCGGTTGTAACTTTCTGTATTTCAGCCTCTTTAATGCGATTAATTAGATACATAGCTTGAACCGATTTACAATAATTACCATCTTCTAATGTTTGACGATAAAGTCTAATTAATTTATCCAGCTTACTTTCCTTCGGCGGATTATTTATAAATTTATGTACGGTTATAATGCTCATTACTGTGGTCGACAAATGTTATAAAGTGCAGTGCCTAAATAAGATTGACAAGCTAAAGTTGGCTGAGTAAGCATCTCTGTAATAATTTCTTCGTAGTTGTCTCTGATAAACTCGTCAATTTCTTGAGTAAAGTAGATTGGATTCTCAGCTTGCTCAACATTTGTTGGGGACATTTCAATTTGAACTTGACCTCTTGAAACTTCGTAGTTATCAATAATCCACTTTCTTAAATCTAAGAACTCAAAAGTGTGGTGATAAATAATAAATTTGTCAGTGTACTCGACATAATAGTTTTCAAAATTGTTAGTTGATACAACTTCAATTTCTTCGATAATTGGGTTTTGTAGCTTTTTCATTTTGTTCTGGTTATAGTTAAAGTGTGATTGATTCTTCCTTTGCAAGTGTAAGCCTTGCCGTTGTATTTTTTGTAGTAACAAAGTAATGATCGGATTCGGTTGCCTTCTCGTTCATCTACTTCTAAAGACTCCCCGACTTCTAAAGCCTTGATGTCTGCTGCTTGTTGTTTTTTGTAAATCATAATTTAAGACCGTTGGTTTTTTTCGGTTTTCAAATGTCTTAATTAAAATTTAATTTGCAAACAATATTTTACTAAAAGCCATAAATAAATCATAACTTATTGAAAATGAGAAAGAATAATTTTAAAGTTTTTTTAGGATAAAGTAAATAGCCAAGATCCCAGCAAGAATTAATAGGATTTCATTAATACAAGGAGTAGTTTCCTTAGTAATAGCTTTTTTATCTACTTTTAATGTGGTATTTTCTTTCTTATCGATTTTAAGGCTCTGTAAGCGATTATCTTGTTTAATGTGCCTCTTTACCTTAATAGACTTTAGTTTTAGCTTGTACTCGCCTTTAATAACCTGTGAGGGGCTAATAAGCGGAGTCCCTACTGTATCAAACTCGTAAATGACTTCTTCAGTAGTTTCAATCTTGCTCGAATCCGTTAATACCTGGACTTGCTCAATCTTATTGACAACCGAATCAATTTTAGTAGTTTCTACCAGCTTTTTAGATTTGCAAGAAGATAGTAGAATTACTACCATTAATACAATTACGCTTTTGGACTCCATAGTTTTATAAGTTTCTTTTGTCTTTCTAAACGGCAGTCTGCCTTGCATTTTGAGCAATATACCTTAGTTCCTGAAGATATGTATTCAGCCTCGCAGCACTCTGATATAGTTAAAGGATTAACCTCTATTACTTTTGAGTTTTCGCTTATTTCTTTTGATTTCTTTGCCATAATTTAAAGATAAATTATTATCCTTTCGCAAATTTAACCAAAAAAGAGTAATATTCCTACTTACCGGCTTCATAATCGACCTCCCTTTGTAAGCATTCAATAGCCTTTTTAAAGTCCTGAACTAAAGCATCTTTTTTCCCTGCTCTAAGAATATACTTAATAGCGTTGCCTTTCATAAAGGATAAATTGTAAGCGTTTGCTATATCAATTACATCAATAGGCACTCCTTTGATTTCTACTTTGTAGTATTTAGGCTTAGTAACAATATCAGCAATATCTGAACCTGTTAGTTCGATTGGTTTTAACTGATACTTGATGCTGCAATTAGTACAAACTTCTGAACACTCGCAATTTTCTAAGTGATTAACTTCTCCGATTGTTTTCATTTTTGGTTTCTTTTATAAGTTCTTTTTTTAATCTTTCTATTTCTAAATATAGTTCGTTAATCTTCGCTATCAATTTCTCCCTCGTTGTCATAGTCTAAAAAATCTAATCTTGTGTTTATCATTTTAATTAATCTTGCCTGTGTTAAGGTCTTATAAGAAGGAAATAAAAGTAGTGATTTCTCCTCTAATTCAAAAAGAAAATAGACAAAAAACTTTAGTTCCTCTAAAATCTCGCCATCAGTAACATCGAAAACTTCTTCTTCTTTATTCTCCATAATTAAAATATATGTGTAATTCTTGCTACTTGACCGTTATCTTTTGAATGAATAAATGCTTCTACTGCTTTTGGTGCGTGTTGATACCCATTTCTTGAATGCCAACTATCAGTTCCTGAAGGAGACCTAAAACTTTCAATACAAACACTACCAATATCTTTACTCTCTTTATGATGTATGTGGCAAGTATAAAAATATCTGTGTTTAGCAGTATGCCAAAATTCTGAAGCCTCTTGTGCCATTAATAATGGTAAGTCCGTTTTCTTTGCACCATCACCGTGAGAAGTCCCAATTAAATTTTTATAATAATTAAAGTATTTCCTATGTGAAATATCTACATTAAAAGTAATATCTTTTGCATTCCTAAACCAAGCGTTTATACTTTGTGCTAAAAAGAATCCATTTGTATAATCGTGATTTGAAGGGTCATACTGAATATGTACTGGTGCTATTTGAACTAATTGTTCTATAATTTCTACATACAATTGCTGAGCAAGTAAAAAATTGTCATACCACATACCATCAGTATCTTGCGGAGTGCCAGCAGTAGTTTGTCTTTTAGCATTATCAGTATGAAGAATATCATTACCAATTACAAATAAAATTTTATCAATATTAAAACCTTTAGATTTAGAAATTAATCCGTTTACTCCTTCTTTAACTCTTGCAAGTATAATTTCATTAGTATGCGCATCTTTTGTTTCGGTAATACTTGAAAGTTTACCTATATGAATATCAGCAGGATTGATAACTAATAAATGTGCTTCGGTATATTTAGGATAAACAACTTTAGGATATTTAGGTGCTTTTTTCTCAAAATAAGAAATCATTTGTTTCCTAAATTCATCACTTGCATCTTTTTCGTTTTTTACGAACATAGAGAAACGCTCAGATTTAAACCAATAATGCTGGACTGCATCTATTGGAATACCTTTTTCTTCGCATTCTTTTTCAAGTTCTTCGTGCTTTTTTCTGAACTCCTTTACGATTTCGTACTCTTGTTCTGTTAGTCTTGGTCTGTACATAGTTTTAAATGTTTCTCGAAATTACTAATTATTTTAGTAAATGCAACTATTTTTTATTCAAGCGTTTATGATTAATTGTTGTCATATATCCTCCTAAAGCAATTAAAGCCGAAAGGAATAGTTTAAAGCCTGTATTAATAGACCAAATAAAGTTATCCCAGTCAATCGTAATCCAAGCATTCGCAATAGCTACAATCGCTCCAAATATGGTAGAAAGTGTATTATTTAATCTTCGCATACAAATTGAACTCTTTTAATCTTCTTCTCATTAATCCCTTACTTACTACACCACCTACTTTAATCCACATCAAAAAGCCTATTCTTATCTTTTCAATCGTTTGTCCGCCGTTAATAAACTTCACTAAAGATGACTTTGCAAACGCTCCGCAGCCAATATTGTAACAAAGGCAGAATAAAGCATCAAATTCGTTCTGTTTAAGCTCTCTAATGACATATCTCTTGATGCAGTTAGTGTAACTATCAGAAGTATCTAAGAATAGCTTATAAGCCTCCTCTTTAGTTATTTTATCGCCTTTCTTTACAGGTTGTCCGTTAGCGTATTTAGTTGAGCCAATCCCTATAGTCCAGACTTGAGCTGGGCAAAGGTAAGCATCTAATTTTAAACCCTCAAAATCAACTAATAATTTTAATCCTTCTTCGCTTATTTGTGCCATAAGAACTCTTTAACAAAATTAATACCTGTGATAGTTAATATAAAAGCACCAATTCTAATAGCCCAATTTATACCAGTGTTATAATCCCTGACTTCTTGAACTTTCGTTTCGGTTTCTTCTAATGCCTCCTCAATTGTTTCCAATCTTTGAAGGATTCCATTTCTATTTAGCTTTGAGCCTGTAATAGCTTGGCTAATCATTTCCACATTTATCGACAAAGCCTTTAGCTGGTCGTTAATTTCTTTAAGTTCGCTCATTACTCGCCGCCTCCTTCTTGTATATTACTTGTTGTACTACCTGGACTTCCTTGACCTGCATTCATATCATCATCAGTAGTTGACCAAGTTCTAAAACCTATTTCTAATTTATCAGTTTGGCTTTGGTGCGTAGTAATGTTTGTTTTATTTGATACATAATCAAAAGAAGCATCGTGCATAAAGTGTTGACCTTGCGCTAAAGAGATATTAAATACTTGCCCAAAGTTTATATTCTTTCCGTAAACATTGCCTGTAAATTTCTGCCAGGTAGCTTGATAAAAAGATAATATTGAACGAGTAACGCATTCTTGTAATGGTCTTGATTTTATTGCTTCAGTTTCAACTTCCCAATTTCGTAACCATTTAGTTGAGTTTTGAATAAAATTGTATTCCCCACCTGAATCATAACCTATAAAATCCTCAACTACTTGAGATTCATAAATATCTCTGATTCCACCGTGATATTGTAATTTATCTACTTTATAAGTGTTTGAAAATGGCTTAACCAAAGTTGCATCGTTAGGAATATTAGTAGCGTTATAAATAAATCCTTTTGTGTTTTGGTAGTTTTGTGGTATAATACTTACTTTAATATCATCAAAATAGGTTGTATGTACTACACTATTATTTGTACTTAATTGAGTTCTTAAAATAAAAGTACCGTAGTTATTCATTACATAACCAGTATCTAAAGAATTTTTATCAAATGTAGATAATACTTTAAATTTTACCCAGTTATCTTCATTAGTCATTTTAATTTGTACAAATTCAACACCTTCCCAAACTGAAGTTGGAGGAAAATTATTAAATGTTCCATTTGATTGCATATATCTTGTGTTACCTGAACCTGGAGTTCCATCAAGAGATTTTGCAAAAGCAACAATAGCTGAATCAGTAGGATTATGTGAACCATCAAAAAATACAGAACAATCTATTTTAACCGCAAAGTAATTAATAAAAGTATCAGCGTTTGAAATTCTAAATACATTATATAAACCTTTTGTACTAATAGGAGTCCCACCTACTTGATTTTCTGTAACCGCTAAAATTCTATTATCAAAAGGTCTGTTTTCGCCTGTTGCATTAAAAAAATCATAACCGCCAAAAGATTCCCAATTTGTGGGGTCTACCGTAGTTGAAGCATAATCCTTGAAGAAACCATAGTTATTAATTAAATTTCTTTCGTAGTATGGATAGTTAAATTGAACATTTGTCAACCTTTTATTTAAACTTACTAATTGATTAACATCTGACCAAATTACATTCTTACCGTTTCCAATAGTAGAATAAAAGTCAAAAGCATAGGTATCTATATAGCGACCATTAATATCGTATATTAATCCGTTTTGAACTTGTTGCGTAACCGATACATTATCAATTAAAAGATAACCAATTCCATCAGGATTATTATTATAAAAATCTATTTCTAAAGCACCAGCAGTTGCAGAATAAATAAACTCATAATAAGCCCATTCTTTTGTTATTGTTTCGGTATAAGCATCAGTACCATCAATTACTACTCTTACAACCGCAGTAGGTATAATATCTCCATCACTTTTTGCCCAAAATCCAACAGTATAATCAGCCGTATTAAAACTTAAAGATTGATAAACATAAGAAGCGTTGTCTCCTTGTATTGCAGGACATTGGCTTCCGTTTATTCCTTTTGTTGGACTATTAACTACATCTCCATCAATAAGCCAATATTCATAAGGCTGAGGTAAAGTACCATCTATACTAAAGCTACCATCTACAATTAAATCGTTTACTGCGACATCATTTATTGCTATAACATACCAGGTAGCATCTTTATTAGATTGGTATAACATACAACCCAAAGATTCCATTAAATTACTTAAAAGAAAATAGCAGTCTTTAGGCTCAAAAGTTGCCCAATCAACAGAAGAATATTCAGATACCTTTAAATTTGATAAATTATAAAGCGTTCCATCTATTTTAAATTGACTATAAAAAGCTACATCTAATTCGCTTCCAGTCTTTTTTAATAACCTACATACAAAATCACTAATCGTTATATCGAAATCTACATTTGTATCATCGTATAAAGCATAGTAATCCTCTCTTGTATATTTTACATTCTTTAACACCGCAAGGTTATCCGTAGCCGTTAATTGAAGATAATATTGCTCCTGCCATTCGTATTGAATAACATCAGGCAAAACAAATCCTACCCACTTTAAAGTTTCAGTAGTACCATTGGTTTCGTAAAAACTTACTTTTAATGAATATTCATCAGCATCAAAGAAAAAATCAGAAGGCTGAACTTGAGAATTATAAGGAATGAAACATTTAATATCGGCATAAGAAGCACGAATAGGAGCAAAGATATTGTCTTTAGTAGCTTTATAATTTAAAACAAACGCACTATCTTGTGCTGGAATTAACTCTATTACATCGTAAACAATTGAAGTTGCTTCGTACTTTTCAAACTTTACTTGATAATATAAATTAGTACCAACTTGGTCTAATCCTTTAAATTGTAAATTATAAATATGATTATAAAACATTATATCACCCTCGAATTTTTAATTGCTTCGTTATTTAATAATAATCTCATTTTATCGCCCATAATATCAATTTGGTAACCACCTTGCCCTATTGTATTTGTTGGCATTGCTATTCTATTATCTCCACCGCTAAATAAAGTAAAAGGATTAAATCCTAAACCTCCGATAGTTTTAGCAATATTGCCAATAGAACCTAATTTAGTACCTCCTGCACTTAAACCACCTGTTAAAACAAATAGTATTGCTGCTGCTGCAATCGCTGCTGCTAATTTAATCATTAATCTTTTTAAAGCATCTAATATTCCTTGAAAAGCATCAAATCCACCATCTAAAGCAACCGTAAAAAACGATTCTAACCCACTTGTTAAAGTACCCATTAACATAGTTGATGCAGCTAATATTTCATTTCTTTGCTCAAGATAAGCATTTACTGCTTTAATTTGCTCTCCTTCTTTTTGCCAAGCCTCAAAACTTTTTTGGAAGTTCATATTTAAACCTGGCAAAGAAACTGGAGCATTTGGTATTAATTTTGCGCCTAATGTAGGTGCTATATATTTTATATCTGCTTTCCCTGCTGATTTTTTAGCTTCTGCTGCAATTTCTGCATTTTTAGCAGCTAAATCATTTTTAAGACCATTCAACTGAGTATTAGCAGCATTACGAATATCTTTATAAGAATTAAAATAAGAAAAATACACCGCTTTATTGTGAGCATCTGTTTCAGTTTTCATTGCTCCTTCATAGAACTTAAAATTCGTTTGAATGTACTTTAATTGTTCTTCAAGTTTACCTATATTATTTATAGTTCCTAATTTAGATAACTCCTTATTATAATTAGCAATAACGGCTCTTTGTTCAGTCATATTAAGACCTTCCATTGCAAATTGTTGCTTTTTAAGGTCAAGATTTATAATCTCGTTAAAATAACTTAATGCCTGTTGTAAATAACCTACAAATGAAAATAACACACCACTATTTATTGAGCCTATCGTAGTTTGTAATTGTGTAAATGAATCTTTAACATTGGAAATTCGACCACCTAAAGTACCTGATATTTTTTCCATTGAACCCGAAACACCTTCGGCAGCACCTAAAGATAAAACATAACCTCGAATAGCTTCTGAAGTATTATCAACTTGTGTTTTAATTCCCTTAAATGTGAATGTAACTTGGTCTCCAGCAACTGCTGCTCTTACTCCAAATTCTTTTAAACGCTCAAATTCGCCTGTCTGCGCATCTAAAATTGCTTCAGCTAATTGGTCAAAGGATTTGCCAGTAGAACTCGCTAAATCGCCTAATAATCGCATTTGCGTAATATTAGGTTTAAAGCCTTGATTTGCTAACTTTACAAACGCTCCAGTTAATTCATTTATTTGAAATGGAGTTGTAGCAGCAAATTGTTGTATTTGTGATAAAGCTAATTGAGCAGCAGAACTGCTACCTAAAGTATTTGATAAAACTGCTTCGAATTTTTGAAACTCTGATGTTGCATCTATAACACCTTGACCAAAGCTAACAATAGAACCTACTGCAAAAGCACCTGCAACAATACCACCAACTTTAGAAGCAGCAGAACCTATCGCATCAAAATCTTTTTCTGCATTCTTACCTGTATTTGTTGTCTTATCGTTAAACTTTGTTAATTGTGCAGAAGCACTATCTAAACCCGATTTAAGACCTTGTATTTGTGCGGTTAGTTCAACTATTAATTTCTCGTTTGCCATCTTTTAACTTCTTTAAGATTTGTTGTTTTTCTTCATTTGATGTTAACTTTTTTGGCACTCTATTCATTATAGCAAACTTATCAGTCCATAGTGGCATTATTTCTTTAGGCTTCTTCATATCACTTTTTTTAGAAGCATTAACATTATTAATATAACATAAAGTTGCCCTTGTATGTTCCCACTCTCGTGCCTCTTGCTTAAAGAAATTAAATAGTAACCTTTGATAGTTAGCCCAAGTCATATCCTCAAACTCATCGGGCATTAAACCGACCTCGCCAATGGCAAAGTCGATTATATCATCCCAAGTTACTTTTTTTTTATACCTTCTTCGCCATTAGACATTGCTTTAAATCCATTTTGGATATACTCGCTACTTTGTAACGAATTTGTCCAAGCATCAATAATTGTTTGAATATTAGATAAATCCATATCATCAATCCAATTAGTAACATCATCTAAAGTAACATCAAATGTTCTTTTACTAATTTTATAATAGTTCTTTAATCCACAATAAGTTATATCCCTAACAAAATCAATCATTTGATAGTCTTTATCTAATTGTTTAGATTCTCCAGCATCAGTTGCCGTAAGAACATTATAACTCATTAAAGCGTAGTTACCGAACTTTAAAGTCCTAACCTCGCCACCCATTGTAATTTCAATAAGTCCGTTCATAGTTTGTTTAGTTTAATTAAGAGAATGTTACTGAACCTGTACCAGTTAATTCAATTGTATAAGTAGCTACATCTTCCATTGGTGCTGAAATTTCCATTGAAGAAATATACGCTTGTTGTACAAATGTATTTACTCCATTAGTAAAAGTAACTCTCAATTGAGTAGCAGGAGTTGCACTATAAGCAGTCCACAAATCAGATAAAGTATATTTACCAGTTTCTGTAAAATCTGCAAGACCTTCAGCCGAATAAGTAACATCTCTTAAACCAGGCATAACTGATTTCCATCCACCACTTTCTTTTGAAGTAGTATCAAATAAATCTTGGTTCATAGACATTGTACAGTTTGTTAATTGTGCTAAAGCCTCCTCAGAGCCTGATGCACCAATTTTGATAAGTTGAGCAGTTCCGTTGTAAATTGCCATATTATTATTATTTTAAGTTAATTATTGTGTTATTTCAAATGTTCCTGTAAATGATACCGTATAAGATACCACATCTTCCATAGGAGCATTAATTTCTATACTTTCTACATAAGCTAAACCAATATAATAACCAACTGGTATTACTGGATTTGCTATTGCAATATTAATAGGTGTTTTAGCATCGTAAGCAGCAAATAAAGTAGTTATTCCTATATCTGAAGCACCTTCATCAAAATCAACTAAAGCATCAGCCGTAAAAGCAAATTCTCTTAAACCTGGTAAACTAACTGAATAGCCATTTGATTGCTTACAAGTAGCATCTATCATAGCATCATTCATTGTAACCGTTACACTTCTTTGGCACATTAACGGAAAATCCGTATCCGCATCGTAAAGTAAAATATCCGAACCGTTTAATACGCTCATCCTTGTTGTATTTTAAATGTAAATCTTATTAATCTTCTCACTAAAACACCTGTATCAACCAGTTGCTCAAGTGTATTTGTGCTTTCCATTAGTGTTCTAATTACATACCAATCAGGAGATAAATCTAAATACCCATCCTGTCTTGTTCTTACTAACTCAATTACTTCGTTTGATATTCTATCTGATAGTAATTTACCACCAAAAGAGTTGTCAAACCTTGTTCCAACCTCAATTAAAACGCTCACTTCTTGACCGTATGCTTGTTTACTACCCTCTAATAATTCCGTAGAAGTAAAAGTAGAAAGTAAAATATATGGCTCAATCGCAGTAGCTAAAACACTCGCAGAATCATATACTGGAACTTCTTGTAAGTCTATAACGATTGCACCGCTTAGTCTTTCATAGAGTTTCTTCCTAATTAATTCTCCGACATCTTTCATTCCACAAATTTACGATTTATTTACTAATATTCTTAGCAATTTTTCTCATATCTCTTAAAAATACTTTCTTGTATTTAATATAAGCTGGAATAAGATATGGCTGAGCCTTCATAGTTCCTTTACCATTAACATAAAACTGCATAGCAAAAGCACTAAATCCTTCAGGAATATTTACTCCACTACCTGTACCAAATTCCACATAAGGAGCGTAAGGAGCAGCCTGACCGCCAAATGAAACAACACCAGTTAATTGATTATCTTGGTAACTACTATTGCCTGAGCCTCTTAAATATCCATCTAAAACAGGAACTGCGCTTAAAGCCTCTGAAAACATTTGGTCAGTATTTCTAACAACCGCCGATTTAGTAGCTAATTCTGCTTCTTTAGAAACTCTTTTTAAACGATTTAATACTTGTGAAGTACCTTTTAATTTCATTATACTACAATAAACTCGTTATCTTCAGTCATTATAAACTCGTAAAACTCGGTAATTAAGAACGCAGTAGGGTCAATCAACCTTCCTAAAGTAGTCATTATAACGATTTCCTTCTTTCTTTCATCAATTACCTGGAATGCTTTAATAACATATTCGCCATTATTGTAAACAATCTTATTTAATTGTGAAATATTAGGATAGTCATCGTAACGAATTGTAAACTCGTAGATATTATCCAAAGATATTTTACCATCTTCGAGATTTCTAAAGCCTTGCTTTGCTCTTACCTTTGCCCATACTACCGTAGCATCTACATACATTCCAGTTGCACCACCTGTGCCATCTGAACCTGTTTGTAAAGTCTGAATAGATATTTGATTCCTTAAGTTACCTGCTCTCATTAAATTCCGAATATAGTGTTTCTACAATATGGCATAGCTTG